CTTCGCCGTCCCGACTTACACGACGAGGTAGTCATGGGCGCGGGCTACGCATCAGGCAAGTTCGCGATTGCGCTGTGCGACCAGTGTGGCCAGCGATTCAAGCTCAACTCGCTGATCAAGGACTGGAGGGGCTTCAAGGTCTGCGACGAGTGCTATGAGCCTAAGCACCCGCAGCTTGAGCCCAAGCGGAACATTACTGAGCCGCAGGCCTTGTATCAGCCGCGTCCTGAAGCGAAAATGGCGGTCACGGTCTTCGTCGGGTTCACGGTGGACACGTCATTTGCCAGTATTGGCATGATGCCGATGCCGTACGCCAAGCCCCTGTGGGCAGACGCAATTCTTGGATCGGTTCAGACGAGCATCACATGAACTACGCTCAGCTTACAGCGGCAATCATTGCCTACACCGAGAACCAGGACACGTCATTTGCGGCGGAGATCCCGGTTTTTGTTCGTCAGGCTGAGCAGCGGATCTACAACACGGTCCAGATTGCCAACCTGCGCAAAAACGTGACCGGGGTGCTTTCTGCGGGCAACAAATACCTGTCGTGCCCAAATGATTTTTTGTCCACGTACTCCTTGGCCGTGATTGACGCGCAGGGCAACTACACGTACCTGCAGAATAAGGACGTCAACTTCATTCGTCAGGTCTACCCATCGGCTACTTACACGGCCCTGCCTAAGTACTACGCCATCTTTGGGCCGACCACGACCAATGATCCTTCCCCGATCATCACGGATGAGCTCAGTTTTATCCTTGGTCCCACGCCAAATGCAGCGTACAACGTAGAGCTGCACTATTACTACTACCCGGAGTCAATCACCACGGCTCCCGATGGTCAGACTTGGCTGGGCGACAACTTCGACTCGGCTCTTCTGTATGGCTCGCTTGTCGAGGCCTATACCTACATGAAGGGCGAGGCCGACATGATGGCGCTGTACAACCAGAAGTACCTAGAGGCCATGGCACTCTTGAAGAACCTGGGCGATGCCAAGCAGCGCGGGGATGCCTATCGCGATGGGCAAGTCAAGCTGAAGGTGCAGTGACATGATTACTGCAGGCTTGACCAACAGCTTCAAAGAGCAGCTTCTTCTGGGTCAGCATGACCTTGAGACGGACACGCTCAAGATTGCGCTTTACACCTCCTCAGCGGTGCTGGGCCCCGGAACCACGGTGTATACGACCCTTGGGGAAGTCTCCAGTCCTGGATACACTGCTGGGGGCGAGACTTTGGTGAATGTGACCGTGTCGTTGTCCGGCGCCGTGGCGTATGCCTCGTTTGACAACCCGACGTGGATTGCTACCACTTTTGCTCCCCGCGGGGCGCTGATCTACAACTTTTCCAAGGGAAACAAGTCGATTGGGGTTTTGAACTTCGGGATTGACCAGACGACATTGAGCCAGAATTTCCAAATTCAGCTCGCTCCCAATAATCCCGACACTGCCCTCATCCGCATCATTTAAGGAGCGATCATGCTGAACGACAAAGCAAATACTTCGGACGCTGTGTCTGCCGGCCTTGTGGCCAAAACAGGTTTCTCTTCGGGTGCTTCGGGCGGGGGCGTGTTCCACGTTCAGTGCTTCGATAAGGACGGCAACCTGAAGTGGGAAGACCAGATGCACAACCTCGTGGTCAATGAGGGCCTGCAAGATATGAACACCCAGTACTTCAAGGGTGCCACCTATTCGGCGGCGTTCTACCTGGGCCTCATCACTGGTCCCGCAAGCGGCACGTCTTACTCTGCGGGCGATACCTTGGCCACGCACGGCGGCTGGACTGAGTTCACCAACTACTCTGGTTCGCGCAAGGCTGTGACTTTTGGCACTGCCACGACGGCTGATCCCTCGGTGATCGGCAACAGTGCCTCGCCTGCCCAGTTCACCATTTCCGGTGCTGGTGGCGTGGTGGCCGGGGCGTTCCTGTGCACGGTGGCTTCGGGCACGTCCGGTGTGTTGTTCTCCGAGGCGGACTTCCAGGCCCCTGGCGACCGCACCGTGGTTTCTGGCGACACGCTGAATGTGACCTACACCTTCAGCCTCGATGCCGCTTGAGGCTAGGGCTTTGTGTTTGGAGTAACCGCCTTCGCGGAAACGCCGTTTGCTGCGGCGGGGGGCGGTACTTCGTTTGACGCGGCGGTAGCCGATGCTGCTGCGGCAAATGACGCCGTGGCGGTGCTGGTTGACTTCGCTCCCAACATAGCCGAGCAGGCTACCGGCGCCTTTACTGCAACGGTCGAGCCGTCTATCTTCTCAGCAGATGTGGCCGAAACAGCCACGCTTGATGTCGCGGCTTCCGCCTTGGCGGATTTTGCTGTCAGCGTCACCGATACTGCCTCCGGCTCGGATACGGTGTCCACGCTGATCGACTTCGCGGTATCGGTGAGCGAGAGCGCATCTACTACTGAGACGGTTTCGACGCTCGTTGACTTCACCGGCACCGTGTCGGAGTCGGCCACGGCTAGTTCTGTGGAGCAGGCGGTAGCGACGTTCTTGGCCAATCTGGCGGAGTCGGTCATAGCCAGCGAGACGGCTTCTGCAACCATGACCTACCCGGCATCGGTGGCGGAATCGGCTACCGGGTCCGAAACGGTTTCTGCCCGGATGGACTTTGCGGCTTTGGTTGCTGAGTCTCTTACTGGTGCTGATGCCACGGCAGTTGCCGCATCCATATTTAGCGCGACAGTTTCTGAGGGCGCGACAGTAGCGGATTCCATCTTGGCCATAGCGACGTTTTTTGCTATCGTCACTGATGGTGCCGTAGCCGCTGACTCGATGGCTGCAAGGCTTTTGTGGGAAGTCATCAACGACGCCCAGAACGCCAACTGGGGTACTGTTAATACCGCCCAGACGACAGCGTGGAACGTCGTGAAAACCCAATCGTGAGATACCAAAAATGGCACTTGTCGTAAAAGATCGGGTCAAGGAAGTTACCACTACGACGGGCACCGCCGACTTGACGCTTGGCGGGGCGGTCTACGGGTTCCAGTCTTTTGCCATCATCGGCAACGGCAACACGACCTACTACGGAATCTACGACTCCAACACGGGCGACTGGGAAGTTGGTATCGGTACGTACACGACCGCTGGCCCTACCCTGACCCGCACCACGGTCTTTGAGTCAAGCAACTCCGGCAGCAAGGTGGTCTTTGGTGCAGGCACCAAGGATGTATTTGTCACCTACCCGGCAGAGCGTGCGGTCTATCTAGATGCAGCGGGCTCGGCGGTTACTTTGCTGGATGTGGGCACGCTGGGGGTGGGCACGGCCAACATCACGACGGCCAACATCACGGCGGGCACGATCTCCACGACGCCGACCAACAACACAGACATCGTTAACAAGCAGTACGCTGACGCCATTGCATCGGGTATTCACTTTCACGAAGCTGTGGGGTATGCAACCACCGCAGCGTTGCCTGCTGTTACATACAACAACGGCACGGGCGGTGTCGGGGCTACGCTTACAGCAAACGCCAACGGCGCTTTGACGGTTGACGGCTACACGTTCGTTTCACCTGCGGACAACGGCACGCGGATTCTGATCAAGAACCAAGCTGACGGCGCGCAAAACGGCGTGTATACGCTAACTCAGGCAGGTAACTCCTCGCCCGGTGCGCCCTTTATCCTAACCCGCGCTACAGACTTTGACTCCGTTGGTACAGGGGTCGATCAGATCGACGAGGGCGACTTCTTCTTGGTGACCGGCGGCACGGCCAACGTCAACACCGCTTGGGTCCAGCAGACTCCCCCTCCGATCACCATCGGCACCACGGCGATTGTTTTTCAACAGTTCTCCGCGCCAATCACCTACACGGCTGGCACGGGTCTGAGCGAGTCTCCGTCTTACACGTTCAACATTGCCAACATCGGCACGGCTGGCACATACGGCACCGCCTCACAGGTTCCCGTGTTTGTCACGAACGCGCAGGGGCAGGTCACGAGCGTAACCAATACCGGCATCGCCATCAGCGCGGGTGCGGTGTCAGGACTGGCTGCGTCTGCGACGACAGACACGACCAACGCATCGAACATCACCTCGGGCACGTTGCCTGTGGCGCGGCTGTCTGGCTCCTACACCGGCATTACCGGGGTTGGCACGCTTGCGGCGGGCACTTGGAATGCCTCAACGATTGGCGCAACTTTTGGCGGCACGGGCCTGACGACCTACGCTCAGGGCGATCTGCTGTACGCAACGTCCTCTACGACGCTTGGCCGGTTGGCTGATGTGGTGACGGGCAACGCGCTGATCTCGGGTGGTGTGGGTGGCGATCCTGCTTGGGGCAAGATTGGCCTACAAACCCATGTCGATGGCACGCTGCAAGTGGTAAACGGCGGTACGGGCGCCACCACCCTGACGGGCTACGTGTACGGCAACGGCACGGGCGCGTTCACCGCATCTACCTCCATCCCCAACTCAGCAACGACGGCCACGAGCGCAAACACTGCCTCGGCTATCGTGGCTCGGGATGCGTCAGGCAACTTCAGCGCAGGCACCATCACCGCTTCGCTGTCGGGTAACGCAAGCACAGCAACCTCCGCTACATCTGCTACGACGGCTACAAACTTGGCCGGTGGTGTGGCCGGTGCGATTCCCTACCAGTCTGCCGGTGGCACGACCCTGTTCTCTGCCGCAGGCACGTCAGGCCAGTATCTCCAGTCCAACGGCACTTCTGCGCCGTCTTGGTCCACTCTGCCGACCATCGGTAACGGCACGCTCACGATGGCGGTGTCGGGCACCGGCCTGTCTGGCTCTGCCACATTCACAGCCAACCAGTCTGGCAACTCGACGTTCACGGTCACATCCAACGCGACCAACGCCAATACTGCTTCGACGATTGTTGCGCGTGACGCATCAGGCAACTTCAGCGCGGGCACCATCACCGCCACCTTGAGTGGCTCGGCCACGCAGGTTTCCAACAGCCTCACGCTTGCCACCTCTGGCACGGGGCTATCCGGCTCTGCGACCTTCAACGGCGCGTCTGCTCAAACCTTCACGGTCACGTCCAACGCTACAAGTGCCAACACGGCAAGCACCATCGTAGCCCGTGATGCTTCTGGCAACTTTAGTGCAGGCACGATCACTGCCACGTTGAGCGGTACGGCCACTACCGGCACCAACTGGGGCTCCTACGGCGCGGTTCCTGCTGCGGGCACG